AACGACAAGCAGCAGCATTGAAAGCGAAAGAAGCAGCTGCCGCTACAGCAGGTGGTGATTGGGCAAAATCATTACCAAGTCTGGGTGACCAGTCGTTTATTGATTTTGGTTCTGATAACCAGTTTCGTGCTATTAAGAATGATAGTGGTGGATATAAAATCATGAGAAAAGGTGCGTTGGGTATGATCATGCCCATTGATACTAAAGGTAAAAACCTTGGGTTAAAAGAGCAATTAATAGAGGCTGCGAAACCAACGGAAGTAAGTTCCTTAAATCCAGGAGATGACGCAAATCAACTTGCTTCTGCATCTGCTGATACTTCCACTCCTCTTAATAGTAAGTCGCAAGAGCAACTGGTGGCATCTGCGGGGAACATTACCACTATTAACAACATTAGCAATGTAGCACCTAGTGCTAACAATGGTGGCAATGCTCCGGCAGATATACCAGTTGGAGCTGGGTCTGCAGATATGGGAACAATCATCTATGCCTTCCAAGAAGCTAAATTTTCATGACAAAATTTAAATCTAATACTGACTTTGGATTAACCGCAGTAAACATATATCCAAATAGTGGTGGTAAACCTATTCCAATAACAACTCTGATAAATTCTTTCAACTACGTTGAAACTATTACATCTCCATTTTTGTCAGCAACTATGGAGGTAGTTGATAGTGGTGGATTACTACAAGGATTACCTATGCAAGGTGGTGAAATAGTTGAAATTAAAGTATCTACTAATATAAACGAATCTCTTACGTATTCTTTAGCAATATGGAAAATAGGCAATAGATTTGCTCAGAATCAAAAACAAGCATATACAATTGGACTTATATCACCAGAGGCTCTTAACAACGAAGTTTCTAGAGTTACAAAACCTTTACAAGGAAATCCAGAAAAAATTATCGCTAACCTACTGCAAGAAAGTTTAAATACACAAAAAGAATTTTTTAGCGAACCATCTTTATTTGATACAAAAATTTTACCAAATAGAAAAAGAGTTTTTGATTTAGTTAATGCGATGGCAGTGAAAAGTGTCTCTCCACAAGCAAAATTTGACCAAACAAAAGACACAACAACATCGGAAGCAAATACATCTCAAAGTGTGAGAGGAAGTGCTGGGTTCTTTTTCTGGGAATCTAAACGAGGTTATAATTTTTTCTCAGTTGATTCTTTATGTGCTGATGCTAATAGTAGTCTCAAATCAAAAAAATTAGAATCACCTTCGTGGGGTCCTTATATTGAGAAAATTGCTAATCAAGGTGATGGAGCAGACGATAGGTTTGTGGTATATCGATCTACTTTTGGATCTGAACTTGATTTGATGTCGTCATTGCGTAGAGGTAAATATTCTTCTATGGTGGTGTTCTTTAATCACTCTACAGGACAGTATGAAGAATATGTTTACAAGATTAAAGACAGTTATGATAATATGGCACATCTAGGTGGTCAAGAGGGAATTACTTTGATTCCCTCAAATCAGATTGAATTATCTGATTATCCGAGTAGAATTATGTCTATCTACTTGGATCACGAATCATGGTATAACGAAAAAACCCCCGCTTCACCAGATCCAAAAGACGGTAGTACAGATCCTACTAAGTTTGCTGATTGGCAGAAATTTTATGCGGCACAATCTCTTGCGAGATATCAGTTATTAAAGAACCAAGTATGCACCATAGTAATTCCTGGAAATCCTGATATTTGTGCTGGTGATAAAATTGACATTAGGTTATCAAGTAAACTTCCAAATTCTGAAGCAAAAAAAGATCAATATGATACAGAATCTAGTGGAACTTATTTAATTAACGAGGCAACTCACACTTATGATACTACAGTCGGAACTAATGGTAGATTCACAACAACTCTCAGACTGATGAGAGACTCATATGGTCTTAAAGATAGACCATCAAACCACGGCACTAAATAAAAACGTAGAAACAATTACTTATGGAAAACATCGAAGCCCACATTGCTAAGGATAAAGAGATCCTTGACAATCCTATGACTTCTCCCAACCAACGTCGTCATATTGAAGGTGAACTTCATGAACTTGAGGTTTATGTAGAAAACCACAAAGAAGAAATTGAAGCAGGAGATCATCACGATCCTACCGCATTAGAACTTTTTTGTGAAGTAGAACCAAGCGCATTAGAGTGTAAAGTCTTTGATGATTAATTAACATGGACCAACTATTATCACAGTTGATTCCTACTCAGCGCATCGGAAACGATGGGTTTAATTGGTGGGTGGGTCAAGTCGAACAAACTGCCGCAGAAGAAAAAACTAACAAAGGTGGTTATCGTTTTAAGGTTCGTATCGTAGGAGATCACCCCGCAAGTAAGGAGATCCTTGATACGAAAGACTTGCCATGGGCAAATGTGATGATGCCAGTCAATGTGCCCTTCATGCCTGGTAATGTTGGTGGAGCACATCCACAACTTATTAAGGGGTGTTGGGTTGTTGGTTTTTACTTAGACAACTTAAAGCAGAAACCCATTATCATGGGTTCTATTGGACAAACTCCTGGAGCAACTAGTGTTGTAAATGTTAGAAGACCAGATGGTAAACCCTTTCTAACTGCTATTCCTGATGACGTAAATCCTTCTACTGATGGACAACCACCGCCAGATAATGAGGAAGGTGGATCCGGCAAACCTCTCAATAAAACCACAGGTGCTTTGCCAACTGGTGATGATACTGTTCCCGTGCCTGCACGACTGCTGAAAGGTGTGGATGATGAAAAATGGTGTCAATCTGTAGCAGAAAAATGCGACAAACAAAATCTAACAGATAAAACCAAAATTTTACTTGGTGAATTTTTAAATGAAGTTCAGAAAAATGATGGAAATATTGGCACGTATTTAATTAGTCCTATTAGTGGAACAATTAATAGTGGTATTGGCATAGCAAGAAAGTATGTCAATAAGTTTATGAGTGTAATCAGGCATTTTGTCGCAAAGGTAAAAGGTTTTGTGATTGAGAAACTCACTAATGCTGTTAAGGATTTAATTAAAGCAGTATTATATCCAAACGAAACTGGAAATGCCCTTACTCCAGTTACAGAATGGTTCAATAATCTTCTTAAAGATCTTGGATGTAAAATGGCAGATCTTGGAGACCGCTTAGCGGAATTCTTGACGAATGTTTTGATGGGTCTAATTAATCAAGTTTATCGTGCTGCAGCATGTCAAATAGATACATTAGTAAACGGTATTCTATCAAAGATTAATTCCTTGATGGAAGAGATCTTAGGAAAAGTTCTTGGACCTATTCAGGATATTCTTGGTGCTATTGCTGGACCACTTAATATTTTAGGTGGAGCAATTAATTTTGTATTGAAGTTACTTGGTATTTCTTGCTCTGGACCTAATAATGAATGTGCTGGATACAAACAAATTTGTACAGATGGAGAGAAAAAAGATAAAGAGGATAAAAAAGGAAACGATTTCTTAGATGATCTTCTCTCTAACATCGATAATTTATTCCCTGCTACAGGAGCTGATTTTAATCAGTATACTTGTGAAGATGCTTATACTGGAAAACCGTTATCTATTACAACAGTTGGGTTTACTGGAGGAGTTCCTCGTTATAGTGATAAACCAACAAAATCGCCAAAAATTGTTTATACGATATCTGATATTACTGTTGAAGAAGGATTCGATGCTGTATTCCAGGTAACTAGAACTGGAGTTACTGAATTTGCTTCATCTGTGTCTTATAGAACATCTAGGAAAGGAACTGCTACTCCAGATGAAGATTACTTGCCTGATAGTGGTATTCTTGGATTTGCTCCAGGGGAAACTGTAAAAAGTATTACTATTAGAACGTTCAGTTCACCAGAAAATGAAGGTGATGAAGATTTTTATATGATTCTAAAGAAAAACTCTCCTGGTGAAGGCAGTCGAATTAAATCTACATTCATAAAAAATGTTGGTAGGTGTGTAATTACGGAACGCAATGTAAAAGAACCGGGATCTCCATATTATCCCCGACCAACAAATCCAACTCCAGATATACCAAATGTTTTCCCACCTGACGTAGTGGCAGATATCCCTACTCCTCCTTCTGATGATACTACACCACCTTCTGATGACACATCAGATGACACATTACCTTCGTATGAAGTAGTTGCTGACAAAGTTTCTGTCAAGGAAGGTGATTTTGTGACATATACAATTACTACAGAAAACGTAGAGAGTGGTACATATGCATATTATACATTAACAGGGGATATTGACTCCGGTGATATTATTGGGGGGAAAACAACAGGTTCTTTTGTTGTCAATAATAATACTGCTGAAGTAATAATTGGAATTTCTGAGGATTCTTTGGATGAAGAAGAAGAGTTACTTATATTCACTGTGAATGCAACTGGTGCTACTACAA